AAGAAGTGAGAGTCCTATCGGTTGGAGTTAGTCCTACAGCGGCAGTTGATACGACAGTCTATACCTGTCCTACGGGCTATTACGCCAAGTTCACCGTGATGTACATCCACAACACAGGCGTGGCAACCAAGCACATAACTGTTCAATGGTTTGACGCAAGTGCCAGTACAACTCTTGACATATTAACTAGCTACACCTTTACATCAAAAGAATATTTGCAGTTTGATGGCAATGCCTATATCGTTTTGGAAGAAGGCGATAAACTCAAAATAACGACTGAATCGGGCAGTTCTTTTAGTTTTATAGCAACCTTTGAAGAAGTGGGGCTGACAAGAACATGACCTATCTACAACTGATTAACGATGTGTTGGTTCGCTTGCGCGAGACGCAAGTATCGACCAATGCGGAAACCACTTACTCGGCGCTCATTGGCAAGTTTGTCAACGATGCCAAACGCCAAATTGAAGATGCTTTTAGCTGGAACGCGCTAGGTCAAACGATCACTCTGAGCACCACTTCAGCGGCGTACATTTACTCGCTCACTGGCGCTGGGCAGAAGTTTCAAGTGCAGGATGTGCTCAACGTCACCAACCTGACCCAGATGCAAAACATCTCGTTTGTCGAGATGAATCGCTACCAGAATTTGTCTGCTCCGGTGACAGGTCAACCGGCCTACTACAGTTTTGACGGTGTGGATGCAAGTGGCGACACCAAGGTGGTTCTGTTTCCCCGACCCGATGGCGTGTACTCAATCCCGTTTTCGTTAACGATTCCACAAGCTACGCTGTCGTCGGACGCCACTTCTGTGCTGGTGCCTGATGTTCTGGTGGTGCAAAACGCATATGCTCGGGCGCTAGTTGAGCGCGGCGAAGACGGTGGGTTGTCCTCGTCTGAAGCCTATCAGTTATACCGCTCGATGCTGGCAGATTACATTGCGCTAGAGGGCACGCGCTATCCAGAAAATCAAGAGTTTTTTGCGATATGAGCGAACCCCTCTCCACCTACAGCATTTCGGCCCCCGGTTTCTACGGGCTGAACACTCAAGACTCGCCTCTTGATTTGAATGCTGGTTTTGCGCTGGTGGCGACCAACTGCATCATTGATCAGTTTGGTCGCGTCGGCTCGCGCAAAGGGTTTAGCCGCGTCAACAGCACTTCTGGCAACCTGGGCGCTAACAACGTCGGGGTGATCCATGAACTGGTGCAAACGGATGGCACGTTAACAATTTTATTTTCTGGCAACAATAAACTGTTCAAGCTCGACGGCTCCAATGCTGTCGTAGAGTTGACCTACGGGGGAGGGGGTACAGCCCCAACGATTACAGCTAACAACTGGTCATGTGCTTCGTTGAGCGGCATCACCTTTTTCTTTCAGACTGGCCACGATCCGCTGATCTTTGACCCGGCAGTGAGCACCACGACCTATCGCCGTGTGAGCGAGAAGTCTGGTTACGTCGGCACGGTGCCCAGCGGCGACATTGTGATTGCTGCGTTTGGTCGTCTGTGGGTGGCGAATACGTCTACGATCAAGAACACGGTGTACTTCTCTGACCTGCTGGCCGGTCACGTTTGGTCTACCGGCACATCGGGTTCGCTCAACGTAGACCGGGTCTGGCCCAATGGCGCAGATGAGGTGCAAGGTCTTGCAGCGCACAACGGATTCCTGATCATCTTTGGCAAGCGCCAAATTTTGGTCTACGCTAATGCCACTACACCATCGACCATGTCGCTCGCCGATACAGTAGGCGGGATTGGTTGCATTGCGCGTGACTCGATCCAGAACACCGGCAAGGATGTGCTGTTCCTGTCCAACTCGGGCCTGCGCTCGTTTGCGCGGACGATTATCGAGAAGTCAGCGCCGCTGGGTGACTTGTCGAAAAACGTGCGAAACGATTTGATGAACATCGTGAGCGGCGAGACGCTCGCCAACATCAAGTCGGTCTATTCTGAAAAAGAAGCCTTCTATCTTTTGACGTTGCCAATCGTCAAAGAGGTCTATTGCTTTGACACTCGCGTCTCGTTGCAAGATGGCGCATTCAGGGTAACTGTTTGGGACTCCATTGAACCCACTGCGCTACTGTCACGACGCAACGGCGATCTGCTGCTCGGCAAGAACGGCTTTGTTTGCAAGTACAGCGGTTTTCAAGACCACACATCCTCTTACCGGATGCAGTACTACACGAACCACGCTGACCTGGGCGATCAGAACGTCACCTCAATTTTGAAGCGCCTGAAGGTGATCGTCATCGGCGGGTCTAACCAGTACGTCACAGCAAAGTGGGGATTTGATTTTTCGACAAACTACTTGTCGGCCAATATGTTGATCCCGACTCAAAACGAATCTGAGTACGGCATTGCTGAATATGGCGCTAACGGTGTGCCTGTCGCCCAGTATTCTGATGGCATTGCGTTGCAACAATTGCAAACTTCAGCTAGTGGCAACGGGAAAGTGGTGCAAACAGGTTACGAGAGCGACATCAACGGCGCGTCTATGTCGATCCAGAAGATCGAAATTCAGGCTAAGGAAGGGAAATTATCGTGAGCGATTACGTTCAAAGCACAAACTTTGCGACCAAGGATAACCTGTCATCTGGCGATCCGCTCAAGATCGTCAAGGGCACGGAGATCAACACCGAGTTTGCCAATATCGCTATTGCGGTGGCGACAAAGGCTGATCTGGCTTCGCCTACTTTTACAGGCACCGTTACGCTTCCCTCCGGGGCTGTTGGCGTCACGCAATCCTTTGGCGACAACGATACAAGCCTAGCTACTACTGCATTTGTGCAGGCCGCTATGGCGGCGCTGCATCCGGTTGGCTCCATCTACATCAATGCCACCAACAGCACCAATCCCAGCACGCTGCTTGGCTTTGGAACTTGGTCGGCATTTGGCGCAGGGCGCGTGCCGGTTGGATTTAACGCCGCTAATGCGTTGTTTGATACGGCTGAAGAAACGGGTGGTTCTGCGGATGCGACATTGCCGACCCACACGCACACATTCAGCGGAACTACTTCTACTATTGGAAACCACCAACACGAAGAAACCATTGGAACTATTGGTATTTTTGGGACGGGGGCTACTTATACAAAGGGAAATTACAGTGGTACAGGAAGCGGAGCTGTTGATTTAACAAACAATGCTGGCTCTCATGATCACACATATTCTGGAACAACTGCAAGCGCAGGTTCTAGCGGCACCAACGCCAACTATCAGCCGTACATCACGGTCTATATGTGGAAGAGGGTTTCGTGAAAAGTAAAGACTGGCTCGTTGAAAACTTTGTTAGGTTTGGCCTTCCTGCGCCAGCCATTGAATGGCTTTTGATGGTATGGGATGCCATACAAGTTTTTGACGATGTTGCTGATGGAGATGAAGTCAAGCGAGAAGACCTGGATGTTGTCATTTGGAATTCTCTTGTTGGGATGCATCAGAACGCATTTTGGCAAGCCAATGCAAACAGCCTGCTTCCTGTTATGGCAACAATGGTGTTGAAGTGGCAAGCCTCTGACCAAGCGGAAAGAGATGGGAAAGCAGATGCCAGATCATTTGTCTGGCGAGCCGGATACTACGACGTTGTGTTGATGGCCGTTACTCTCTGCCACTCAGCAAAACAAGCTAAAGACCTTTCGCGCTATGTCATGGAGCTGTATGGCGAGAAGTTTGAAGATTATTTGAAGGAGTTTGGAAATGCCTGATCCAGTAACTGGCGCAATTGTTGGGGGCACCCAACTTGTTGGTGGTTTGATGGGCGGTCGTTCCGCACAAAAAGCCGCAGAAGCACAAGCCGCCGCGCAGCGCGACGCCGCACGAATCTCTGCCGAGGAAGCACGCTTTCGCCCGGTAGGCATCACGACGCGCTTTGGTCAGTCGGCTTTTGACTACGACCCAGAAGGGCGCGTTTCGGGCGCGAGCTACCAACTTGCACCTGAGTTTAGGGGGATGCAAGAGCGCTTGCTAGGTTTGGCGGGCCAGGGACTGACAGAAGCTGAAATGGCCCCCGGCAGGTTTGCCCCGCTGGCAGGCGCAGGCGCGAGCCTCTTCGGCCTGGGGCAAGAGTATCTGGCCGAAACGCCAGAGCAAGTCGCCGCCAAGTACATGGCGAGCCAACAGGCTTTACTGGCCCCTAGCCGTGAGCGGCAATACGCTGGCATTCAGAATCAATTGTTCCAGTCAGGTCGAGGCGGTCTGGCAGTTGGCGGCACCGGGCTGCGTCCTGGTGGCGGTATGGGTCTTAGCGCTGCCAATCCTGAACTGGAGGCGTACTACAACGCTCTAGCCCAGCAGGACGCCGCTCTGGCTGCATCGGCGCAAGAAGCAGGGCAGCGCCAGTTGGCCTTTGGCACGGGCCTCTTTAGCACCGGCGCTCAACTGTACGACCTGTACGGCCGTGGCCAAGTCGGCGCTCTGGCTCCGTATCAGGCGTACTTGGGTGGCGCAACGGGTCTGGAAGACTTGGCCCAGCAACCGCTGAATGTTGGCATCAACATTGGTGCGAGGGGGATGAGTCCTGCTGCGGCGCAAGCACAGTTGACAGGGCTTACAGGCGCTGCTCGCTCGCAAGCCTCGGCAGATGCCTACAATCCGTTTGCCTCTGCGCTGCAAGGGCTCGCGCAGAATCCTATGTTTGCACAAGGGGTGAGTAAGATGTTTGGTGGTGGTGGTGGGTTCGCCACGCCTGGATACGGTGCTGGCGTCAATCCAATGACTGGCGCTCCTCTTGGTTTCTAAGGACTAAAACATGGCAACCGACATCGTCCAATCACTTTTCGGCGTAACGCCCGAGGCTTATCAGCGCCAGCAAGCGGCGCTGTTGGATAGGCAAGCGCTCCAGTTTGCACAGCTTGACCCTATGGCGCAGGCCACCTACGGCATCTACCGTGGGGCTGGCCAACTCGGCGGCGCTCTCGGGCGTGCGCTGGGTGGTGAAGACCCTGAACTGGCGCGGATTACGGCGCGGCAGCAGATTGCCAGCCAGCTTGATTACAACGATCCTGAATCAATCCAACGTGCGCGGGAAGCGCTAAGGCAATCCAACGACGCAGCGGGCCTTTTACAACTCGACGCGGTTATTCGGCAGGCGCAAGAAAGTGGCGCGTTGGTGCGCCAACGCGAGGCTGCGGCGCGCGCATCTGAAGCCACCGCTAAACGCGAACGCGGCCCTACGGGCGACGTTGCAAAAGCCATGCGTGCGGGTGAAATAACTAGAGCGCTCCAAACGCCTGATTTAACCGACCTAGAACGAAGCGGCCTGCAAGCAGAACTAGATTTGTTGCGCCCACCTAAAGAGAAAGAGCCAACGACTGAAGCGTTGACCAATGCGCGTGCATTTGCGGCTACTCAAGGCGCACCCGGCACACCTGACTACAACGCCGCATTCCGGGATAAATTTTCTGAACTGATTGCTAAAGCGCCTGCGGCGGCGCCGTCTGTCGGTACAGATCGGGAGGCTATCGCGCAGGCAGCGCCATTTAATAAGCCCTACGCTCAACTAACGCCTGATGAAAAAGCGAAAGTCAATGCACTAGCTGAACAAAAAGCACTTAGCCGCGCTAAAGCAGGCGCCCCCACCATAACTCAGACGCAAGAGAAAGCCGAAGCGGGCGCGCGCGGTAAGATGTTGGTTGAAGATTACGGCGCTATCTCGAAACAAGCCGGGGTAGCCGCGCGTTCGCTTCCGGCTCTGGAATCTAACCTCGCTACTTTGGATAAAGGTTTTGATACTGGTTTTGGAACCGAGGTTAAAGCTACCGGCGCGCGCGTACTCGCCGCTCTTGGCGTTAAAGACGCGGAAAAATATGCTACTGACGCCCAGACGTTCTTGGCTAACGCATCTGCCGCAGTATTGCAACGTCAGTTGGAACAGAAGGGGCCGCAGACGGAAGCCGACGCGCAACGCATCACGCAAACTGGCGCGCAACTTGGCAACACCAAAGAAGCTAACCGTTTCTTGTTAAATGTCGCCAAAGCGCAACTTAAGCGCGATATCGCGCAACGTAACTTTTACGCCGGTTGGTTCAAGCAAAATAAATCTTACGATGGCGCCGAAGATGCGTGGATTGAAGGTGACGGTGGCAAATCGCTGTTCGACTCGCCTGAACTCAAGAAGTACGCGGGCGGCGGTGCGGCGGCGCAAATCCCAACTTCTGCCGCACCTGCTGCCCCCACCGCACCCGGTATGCCTTCCGGATTCCGTCGCTTACCTTAAAGGCTCCTCACATGACAGTCTACAAAGTTCAAGCTCCTGACGGTAGCATTCTTGAGATTGAAGGGCCGGAAGGCGCTACGGATGAACAACTTGGGCAAGCCGCACAAGCCGCGTATGCGGAGAAGCAACAAAGTCAGCCGACGCGCATTGATCTTCCCAATATGGGAGTTCGCGATGAGCCGGGCGCGCTAGCTTCGTTTGGCCGCCGTGCTGCCTCGTTGGCGGATGTGACGGTAGGCGGAGTGCTCCCGGCGGCAGCACAACTGATTGGCTACCCTTTGGCGCGGGTTGGCCGCACGCCTGAAGAAGCCCAAGCCATGACGCAACGATTGGTGAGCCGCGTTGATCAGCCGTTTGGCAAAGCATTTGGCGTGTCAGGAACCCCTGAGTACCAAACCGAAGCTGGCCGTCAGTTAATGGACTTCATTGGCCAGAACGTACAAAAAGGCGCTAAGTGGATTTCAGAACAGACGGGTCTACCCGTTCAAGACGTTGAAAGCTACCTTGGTAGCGCCGCTATTGCTGCTCCAAAAGTTGGGCAAGCGGCTGGGCGGGCGGCAGCGCCTATTGTCGAACAAGCTGGCATTGGGCTTCGGATGCCGTTCGAGCCAGCTTTGCAAGCGCGGCGTGAACGGCTATCCGCAGAGGACTACGCACGCGGACCGCAAATCGACGCTGCTGCTGAAGCACAGCGGTTGAAAATTGCGCTCAACCCTGCGGATATCCAACCCACGTTTGGCCCTAAATTGACCTCGGCTTTGGCAGGGCCGCGCGGACCTGAAGTGTTGGCTGGCGTTAATAAGCGCCGCGTCAGAGAGATTGCGCTCAACGAATTGGATCTTCCTTTGACAACCGATTTGAGCGGCAAAGACGCATTTTCGCAAGCTCGCACTCAAATAGCAACGCCCTATGCGGAAGTGCGTAGCCTTCCGGTTATGAAAGCCGATGCCGCAATTCTTGGTGAATTGGACGCTTTGCGGCCTAGCCAAGCGCTGATTGGAAAAGATCGCGCAGCCGCCGCCGCAAATAAACTGATCGACGATGCGCTCAAAAAGACACAACAAGGTTTGACGGGCGGTCAAGTGCTGGACAATATCCGGAGCTTGCGTACGGACTCTCAACGTACGTACAAGAACCCCAACGCTACGCCGACTCAAATTGATTTGGCGGATACGCAATTGGCTATCGCCACCAAACTTGAGACGCTGATCGAAGCCAACATTACCGACAAGAAACTGTTGGCTAATTTCCGAGATGCGCGGCAGAAGATGGCCAAAACCTACGCCTACGAAGGCGCGACTGACTTCAACACCGGCATGGTGGATGTCGGCAAGTTAGGGCGCATAACGGCCAAAGACAATACGCTGACGGGTGACATCGCGGCGCTCGGCAAGATCGCCGGTAACTTCCCCGACGTGTTTACTACGCAAGCTACAAGTGGCTTTTTCACTACACCGCGTTTGGCGCGTTCTGGCGTAGGCGGCGGCGCGGGCGCTTTGATCGGGTCGCAGTTTGGTTTGACTGGCTCAGTTATGGGTGGTTTGCTGGGCGGCGCTGCGGGCGAAGCTGCTGGCGCGCTGGCCGCGCGGCGCATGGCGTCCCCTGGCTATCAAGCCGGGCTGACTTTGCGCGATATGCGTATTCCCGTTGCGCCTCTTGCCGCTCCAGTAGCTTCACCGGGCTTGTTGGGCGATATCCTGTCGCCGGAAGAAATTAACCGGGCGCAGACGTACTGACCGTGAGCGATGAGAAGATCAACCACAACAGCCTGATTGAGAAGGTCTTAGGGTATGTGGATTCTCCGTTCAAGCTGTTTGCCATCTTGCTCATGGCGGTCTTTGCGTTCGTCGGGTATTTCGTTTGGCAGAACCAGGCGTTTTTGTTAGGGGCGTACAAGGAGCAGCAGAAGCTGCCAGCGATTGCTGAAGACCGGGTTGAGGATGTAGCAGCGCATCTGTTCAAAAACACAGACGCTGCGGTTGTGGCGATTTTTAAGGTCAACCCAATGTTTGGCACCCGCGTGCTGCACCGGGCCTACACCAAGCAGGGCCGCGAGAAGACGCACGAAGGGCTGGATGTCGGGTTGTTTACTTCTAACGCATCTAACAACCGTGATGTCGTGGCACTGATGGCTGGGGAAATACCTTGCGGTCACTACAAAACCGCGCAGTCTGAAATTGGATTGTGGTATATCGAAAAGGGAATGGTCTACGGGTGCCGGGTAGGAGTCCCGCCCGAGCCGGGTAAACTGGTCGGGCAGATCACGGTGGGCTGGAAAGAGGAGCCGCCAGACCCCGACGCCTATCGCGTGCTTTTGCAGATTGCGGCAACCATGCTTTCAAGGAGTAAACAGTAATGGATTGGCTCAAACAAATTGCACCCACGATCGCCACGGCGCTCGGTGGGCCGCTGGCTGGCATGGCGGTTTCAGCAATCAGCAAGGCTGTCGGCGTCGAACCTGACCAAGTGCAGGACATGATCTCCAACAACAAGCTGACGGCAGAGCAAATTGCTCAGGTCAAGGTTGCAGAAATTGAGCTTCAAAAACAAGCGCAAGAGTTGGGTCTTAACTTCGCCAAGCTGGAAGTAGAAGATCGCAAGTCTGCTCGCGAGATGCAGGCCACCACCCGCTCTATCGTGCCACCAGCGCTCGCCGCCATTATCACCGTCGGCTTTTTCGGTATCCTGGCGATGATGATGTTCGGCAAGGTGGACGGCAACAACCCCACGATCCTGATGATGCTTGGCTCTCTGTCCACCGCCTGGACGGGCATCATTGCTTATTATTTTGGGTCGTCTGCTGGCTCCCAGGCCAAGACGGAAATGTTGTCTAAAGCACCGGCAATTAAATGATGAGCCTCGCCAACACCCTCACCAAGCTCAAGATCAGCGTTGACTGGGTTGAGCCGCTAGAAGAAGTCTTCCACCGTTACGAGATCAACACCCCAGCGCGGCAGGCTGCGTTCATCGGGCAGTGCGCCCATGAAAGTGCGAATTTCAAGACGCTAGAGGAGAACCTGAACTACTCCGCAGAAGGCTTGATGAAGACTTGGCCCAGCCGCTTCCCTACGTTGGAGACCGCGCAGCCCTATCACCGAAACCCCGAGAAGATTGCCAACCGCGTCTATGGTGGCAGGATGGGAAACGGCACCGAGGAAACTGGGGATGGCTGGCTGTACCACGGCAGAGGTCTGATCCAGCTCACCGGCAAAGATAACTATATGCTGGCGTCGGACTCGTTGCAGGAGGACTTCATTCACTCCCCAGACCTGATTCTGGCTCCGCGCTGGGCTGCAATGACGGCTGGCTGGTACTGGAACAAGCGCAGCCTGAACAAAGAGGCTGACGCAAAAGACTACACCGCCATGACCAAGAAGATCAATGGCGGTGTGATTGGTCTAGATGACCGCATCAAGCACATCAACCACGCGCTTGACGTTCTGACATAGCAACCAGCGCCTGATAAGTCAGCCGCGCTTGCGTAACCGCCTCCAGGGCGTGTTCCTTGGCCTCTTCTAAGCGCCCCTCGATGGCGGCGTTGTGTAGGTCTTTGAGGGCGTTCTCGGCCATCATGCAGGGGTAGGCGTAGTCGATCATGCTTTTGAGAAGATAACGAATCGGCGCGGTTGAAGGAAACGCTCTTTTGTGGTCAGGCCAGGGATGTGGCCGCTGTCGCGGTTTCGAGCGCGTTCAGAGTCTACATAAGCCGTTGCTTGGCGAGATAGTAGCGCGGTGTTGTCCTTTGAAAAAACCGATGGGCGTGGAACATTGCGCCAGCGGAACGGCGACTGTGGGTGGCAGGTGCAGGTCACTTCAAAAACTCCTTGACCTGTTCGTACACGCCATTACGCGCAGTGTTGTCAACCTCGTATTTTGTCCAACCCGCGTAACGCATCTCGTTCTCGCAGCGTTCAAGCAACTCAATCATCCGTTGCACCTGCGTCTCTGTGTACAAGCCCTCGTCATCAGGCCGGGTGGCGTGATACGCAGGAGGCTTCAAACCAAGGTTAGTTTGCCAGTCGTCTTTGCCGTGTTGTGCTACGGCTTTCATATACGACAACTCGCGTATCTTTATCCACGCTACGGGTTTCATTTCGTCACCTCCCTAATTGCTTTTTCGATCAAACCAGAAAACTCCACCCACTCGTCAAGCGTGAACAGGCTCATATGAAAGTCGCCAATCTGGGCTTCGTTTGGGTCTCTTGTCTCATTCGGCTTGTGATCCGGCAGTGTTACCGTGGTGATGTGCAAACCATCCATCTTGATGGTGACTTCGGTTGTTTTTATTTCGAATGTGCTCATGATGCATATCCATCCGTAATAAATTTGTTTTTTGCTTCTTCTAACGCACCAATCACCATCAGGCGGTCGGAGGCGGTGGAGGTCTTGATCTTGAACTGGCCTTTGTCTTTCCAAAAGCACAGCACGATCACAGTGTCAGGTGCCTCGTCAATAGCCTCGTTTAGCAACGCCTTGGCTTGCACTTTGTGGTGATCAGGTATCGTCAGTGTTTTTAGTTTGCTCATTTCTTTTTTCCTGTAGTAGGTCTAGGACAATTTTCAGGGGGAACAACAACACACCAGACAGCTTGCCACCATCGTTTCCCGGCTTCGCTCACGACCCACCGGTCAATGTAAGCGTCGGGCATGGCCTTGAGAATTCTCCCAACGTGACTGCGGTCTGTTTGCACCGCCTCAACAATCTCTGTCACAGTCATGCCGTCTGGTGTTGCGCGTAGGATTTCTCGGACGCGGTTGATTCTGACGTTACTACCCACCAAAAACCTCTACCAGCAGCAGCACCAGAACAATCGCCACAATCAATCGGCACCAGTAAACAATGTCGTACAAAAAGTCATCCCACATGATTTTTCTCCAGCCGTAGGCGTTGAAGTTCCTCGTCCTGCTGCTGGAGCTTCTCGTAAGCCTCTTGACAAAACTTAACAAGGTTTTCGTGTGACCAACTTTCAAAGTGTGGGCCGCTCACTTGACCAACTCCGTCTGCAAATCTTTGATCATCTCGCGCAGTTTGTCCATCTCTTTGCCCCAATAGGCGCGTGCTGTGCGCTCGCCAGCCACCCAGCCAGCTATTGCCCCACGGGTAGCCGCTTGGCGCACGATCTTCGCCACATCATCTGTGGCGAGCATCCCAATGGAGTTCACTGGCGGTGACATCTCCGCGACGATCTTATCGATCTCGGTGTTGAGCTTGTCGTGCATCAGATCACCCCGGAGCAGATAGCGATCAAAAGGCCGATCAGGATCACGCCGCACACGCCGACGAGGATCTTGTCTATGAAGTCCAAGTCGGGGCAGGATTCGTAGATGCCGCCTCGGTGGCCGGGGCCGAAGGCTTCTTCTAGGGTGCGAGGGAAGCGCTTTTCAGTTTGCATTTTGGTCTCCTGGTTGAAGGCCCGAGGGCCGTTTAGTTAAGCGTATGGGCGCAGGGAAGACTCAGGAAGCGACAGACCGCCGCAATAGGTTTTCATCGTCAGAGGGTTGACCTCTTTGAGGTTCGCCCAACGCTCGCCGTCGGCACCGACACGAAAGGAAAGAATCACGAAGACACCAGCTTTATGGCCGCGAACGATTTGGTTGGTAGAGAACACGGGGAAGCTCCTAAGAAATTGTTGTTGATGAATGTATCTTCCCACAATTCCACACAACCGCAAGTAGGGACAAACCCTAGGTTTTGCTTTTTTCTTTCGCCAGCGACAGCTTGATGTAGTGCAGCACCTGCGCCGCCAGCGTGCGAGTGTTGTCTCGGGCCTGCTGGCGCAGAGCTGCTTCTACGTCAGCCGGTAGGCGAATGGTCATCCAGCGATCTTTTGTCATGTTCTTCCTTAAAAGCGAGGATCTTTGTTCGGGCGTCCTCCTCACCTTTTCCAACTATACACCAGTAATTCACACCTTCTAGATATTCGATCCAGTCCTTCTGCTCGGCGCTGAGAGTGCCGCCTTTGACCCGCTTCATCTCAATCCACAAGCGCCACGCTGGGACGCACAGATCGGGCACACCGCTACTTACCCCTTCAGCCTTGAGTTTCGCCGCAGCAGAGAGGCTCCTAAGTCCTCCGTTAGGGATTGCAAAGATGCGGACGCCTTTGAAAGTCTGGCGAAACCAGCGCACCAGCTCGCGCTGCTCAAAATGCTCGCTTGGGAAAGTCTCTTTCAAAAAGGCACCTCCTGCTGCCACTTGTTGCAACCGTCCACCGTGGAGGCGAAGTCCTCGGGCGGCTGCATCCAAAACTCAATGCACAGGCCATCGGTGCCGTAGTGCTCGCAGGTGTGGCAGCACCTGGGTGGGGCGGTCTTGATTCGCTCCCTGTAAATCGTGACTGTTTCAGGTTCTTGGTGTCTCATCCCACGTTCTCCTTACGACTTTGAAAAACTTGCCATCCATGCGGTACTCAATGGAGTTCGGATATTTCGCCTTGCCCATCTGGATGACGATGTAATCGAGCGCCTCACTACCGTCCAGAATGTTGATCCTAGACAGATCAGCCCCGCCTTTTTCCGCAATGGCCACCAGCTTTTGCAGTGCCATCTGACCAGCATAACCATCGTTTAGCACCGGCAGGTACTCGGTGATCGGCTTGTCCGACAGGCTCCCGTAGTAGGTGCAGGCCAGCATGAGGTTGCCGCTGGCCTTGCTGATGTGCCTGCGCCAGCTCCAACTGGTGACCTCAAAATCCTTGCCCGCCATGCCCATGATGTCATCGTTGTGCAGCTTGAGTTTCTTTTCCTCGCGCTCTGGAAAAGGATGCCCACAGGCTGGGCAAACGAGCGCTGAGATGGGGCACAGTTCGTCGCAGTTATCACAGACCTTGACAGGCGCTTCGCCATCTCCGTCGCCGCCCTTCTTAGGGGGCTGAACGGCAGTGATCGGGCCGTGCATCTCCACCACGCCAGCGAAGTCCAGCACCAGACAGTCTGCCTTTCCAGGGTGCGGTCTCATACCGCGCACAGCCATTTGAAGATATAGCCCCGGCGACATGGTGGATCGCAAAAATGCAATGCAATCTAGCGCAGGAAAATCGTAGCCAGTGGTCAAAATTCCAACCGAGCAAATAGCCCGCATCTTTCCAGACTCAAAATCGGCCAGCTTGCGTTCGCGCTCGGGCTTGCTATGTGTTGCATCTAAAGATTCGGCAGCAATGCCAGCCGAGCGAAAGCACTCGGCTACAGCCTCAGAGTGAGCAACACCAGAGCAAAAGATCAGCCAATGATTTCTGTTGCCTGCCTTCTCAATGATTTCTTGAACAACAGCGCTGTTGTGATCATCGGTATTGAACTTTGCCTCCATCTCAGAGGCAATATATTCACCCTGGCGTTTATGCAGACCGTCTGTTTCTAGCTTGTGCTTGGTGATCTTGGAGCGCAGCGGGACAAGATGCGTTTTGAACACCAGTTCCTCAATGCTGACAGGCTCCAATATCTCGGAAAAGATCGCGGTTTGGCCTTCAGTTATCAAGCCGTGCCCAAGTCTGTACGGGCTGGCGCTCAAGCCAACAATCCGCATGGCTGGGTTGATCTCCAACAGGTCGGCAATTAGATTGCGGTAAATGCCACTCTCAGCAGTTGATACAGCGTGAACTTCGTCAATGATGCAAAGATCAATGTGACCGATCTCCTTGGCGCGTTTAGCTACAGATCCAATGCCTGCATATGTGATCGGTTCACTCAGATCGCGCTTGCCAACACTAGCGCTATAGATCCCAAGTGGCGCACCAGGCCACAGCTTGCGTAGCTTGTCAGCGTTTTGAAGAATCAACTCTTTAGAATGAACCAACATCAGGATGCGTGTGTCTGGCCAGTTTTGCAGCGCATCTTTTGCCAGCGATGCAATCACAACAGACTTGCCAGAACCACCGGGCATATTCAATACAGGATGGCCCGTTGTGTTCTTTTCAAACCATGCGTAGAGCATTGAGAGGGCGCGAGACTGATACTCTCTCAGTTCTATTTTTGCCACGAGACGCCTTTCCTGACATTGTTGATTGTTGATCTAGTGACGCTAAACTTGTTTGCCAATTGCTGGCCATTTAGGTTGGAGGCCAATATCTCTTTGACGTTTTCTTCAGTCAACTTAGACCGCCCATTTTTTTCTCCAACGTAATGGCGTCTTTTTTTCAGCGCGTCTTGTGCATTGTCTTTTTGTGTGCCAACAAATAAATGATCTGGGTTGACACAACTTGGGTTGTCGCAATGGTGGCAAACAATAAGATCATCAGGAATGGCACCTCGGTGAATTTCGTAAGAGAGTCGATGCGCTCTTGTGTTTTGACGATCACCAGGCAATACGCCATACCCGTCTTTGTCTGTGTGTGCCCTCCACTGCCAACAGCCGCTATCAAGTTTGACGAATCTAGAAAAAAATCGATCACGCAAAGATCCAGACTGACGCAATCGCATTGCCTTCATTGCAATTGTGCTTTTCTCAACCTTCAAACATCCACAAGACTTACTGGTTCCACTTCTAATCGTTTCGCCATAAACTACTTTTTCAGTTCCGCATTCACAAATGCAATTCCAGAACTTCCCAGTTTGTTTTGCATTGACTGGTTTTGCTGTTTCAGATACGACAGTCCATCGGTTGGACTTAAATCCAATCATGTTGATTACTGGCTTGCCCATGATGTAAATATCCTTGCTTAGTAAGAATATTTGTATTGTAGCGCATAGAGCTGGTCTATGGTGCGTTGTTGGTAGTCACGCAGCATTACCCCACAATCCTTCCATTGAACTCTTCCCGCAACTTGGAAAGTTGCTCACCAGGATCAGCGCACTCGCTAGGGTTGGCGAGGATCTCCTTGCTGCCAAACACGCCATTGGCTGGCTGGCCATTAGCCACCTCCTTGCCGTCGATCATGTAGATCGCAGTCCATTCGTTCGGCCCATCCTTGCGCTGCCACGGCACCAGATCAGGATGCAGCACATGGCTCTCGCACCCGGCTTGCTGGGCCTCTACCGGGATCACATCGTCCCAGCGAGCGCAGTGCCAAGTGCTGTCTGACAATGGCGTTGCATGAGCGCAGGTGCGACAGTTGGCATGCTTGGTGGTCTTTTCCCCATGACAGAAATCATGGGCGTCACAGAACTTGCACTGATACCAACTCGCATCGGTGCTGATCGGCGGCGGTATCCTGTCTGACAGCGTGATGTAGTGGCCTCGGCGAATCGCCTTATCAGCCACTTCTTTGTCGTACTTCACCCGCTCGGTGTGCATCCTGTCATCGTCTTTACAGACCGCCACATACAGCGCCCGATCAATGCCAGTGCCGTGCATGTAGACTTGCATCTGGACGTAGTGCTCGGGCTTGGACTTCTCTACGCCGTCTTTCACCAGCGCATCAAAACTCTTCTTGCTGTGCGTCTTGAACTCGGCAACGTGTTTTGCCTTGGGCGCTTCTGGCACACCCTTGTCGATGATGGCGTCCAGCGATCCAGAAACGTGGCTTCCAAAATCCACCCGGTGCTGTGCTGATACCTTGCGAACGTCGCACCCAATGGCGCGAAGATCGCTGATGATGGTGGTTTCCTCGTTCTGTCCCCGACGGAACAGGCGCAGGATTCGGCCTGAGAACTTGGGCTGCACCGCCCAGCGAAACGACAGCCACAGCCAGCGGTCACAGGGGTGGCCCAGCGTGCTGGCCCCTAAATGCGCCCTTGGCGCTTCGCTTTTGCCTTCGTGGTGCTTGTCAATCAGCGCAGAAATGCTATGATCCGATTCGGGCAGTTTCATAGTTGTCCATTCCGTTTAAGTTGTTGAATGCCCCGCACCGTAAAAAGTGCGGGGCTTTTTTTTACTTCTTAGCCCAAGGCGGCGCAGCGCTCTTGGCTGCGGCGGGTGCTGGGGTTGCGGGTGTGGCGCTAGGCGCTACGCTGCCGCCGAGCGACTTGTAGCCCTTGACCTCGTTGCTCGCACCGTACTGAGCATCCTCTTTGATCGCCAGCTTGATGCCTAACTGACCGCCGATGAGCTGGTCGGTGTCGGTCACCTTGCCCAGCCCAATTGCTCGCATGATCTCGCCCAGGTCAGCGCGGCCAATCTCCTCAGCCTTCGGGTTGGGGTTCTTGATGTTGAGGTTGCCAAACACGATGCGCCCTTGGTGGCTGGGGCCGGTGATGTCGTAGCGCAGTTTGATGTACTGACCCGTGCCTGCCTTGGTGTCTTTGAGTTCTGCCTGCGTGATGGTGGCGGTGTACCAGCCAGCGGGCAGGGGTTCAAAGCTGCCGCTTTTTGCCGCAGGCATCTCGTTGATGTCAAAAGATTCGGAGAGAAAAGCCATGATTTATTCCTTGAAGGTAATTTTGAAAGAGGGACGGCCGGGTTTAACCGTGATTGCACCAGCCAAAGGCCGCGTGATTGATTCGTCGGCAGCTTTCCAGACCGACATATTGATCTCTGGTTTCCAGCGGAAGAGATTCGGGAGGTGATCAGAGAGGCCAGCCTCGAGGGCAAGCTCCTGCAACTTGACGCTGTCAACCTTGCGGTCAATGCGTCCAGCGATCTTGACCACCATGCCAAGCGGCTCGACAGTCTCGGTCGATTCAAATGCCTCGGGCAACTTAAGAATCTTAACGATCTGGTCTTCGATCTTGCGGCGCTCGGTGACCGCCTCCTCTTCCTGCGCCTTCCAGCGCAGCCAGTCGGTGGAGAGATAGTCGATCTCAGTCATGTCCGCGTGCCTTCAGCATGGCGTCGGCCATAAAATAGACTTGTCTTGCAAGCGCGTCGGCATTGTATTGGACAAGGCCCTCTTCATCGCCGCTGCCCGCAAGAATGCCTTGCAGCGTTGCGGCCGCAAAGTAGTCGCGCAGGGTCATGCCGTCAGTGCCGTTATAGGACTTTGGAAAGGCTTTTGCTTGTTTCATGTTCTGTCCCCAATTTTCTTAATAATCGCACCCAGATCAGGTGCTTCCCAAGCGGCGAGCTTGCCCGAGCGATCCTTGGCCAGCCACAGGCCGTCTGAATCGCACATCAGCGCACGTTGCGTTACCCCCTCGCCGTCACGCTCAACGCGAAGAGCCAGCACCTCGTCAAAGAAGTACGGCAACCCTTGCGTGAGGCTCTTGCCGGGCATTCCGGGGTTGTAAAGCAACTTACCCATCTCGTCCTGCGACTTCTCCAGCTTAGCGCTCATGTAAACGTGCTTGCCGGGAAGATCACGGAAGGCGCGGATCAACTCCTGCATCGTCGTGTTCATCTCGCCATAGGCTGCGCGTCCGTCCTTCTGCTTCTTCATCTCGTGATTCAGAACCACCTCAGCCACCTCGCTGATGCTGTCCAGCGCCACCGACTCAAACGCCGCGGCCTCCTTGCTGTCGCGGCACCAAGCAAACGCCTCGCGCAGATCATCCATGCTTGCGATCTCGATGTAGGGCAGGTCAGCGTCCTGAATGGACAGCAGACCGCCTTCGGCTGAGAGGACAATCGGATTGGGCAGGGACTTGACAAGACTGGTCTTGCCAGCACCGGCCTGACCGTACACAAGCAGCTTCACTCCATTGGCGGTTAGACCGCCGGTTGACTTCAAATTGATAGCCATGCGGCTCTCCTTTTTTTACACCTCCTTCTGGGAATCAGTTCGAGGCGAGTTGCAACTCTAGTCGATTTCGGGTTAGGATGTCAACACCCGATGAAAAAAAACCCAGAAAGAACGAGATGAAAACAGATGAAGCCGTCGCCCACTATGGCGGCGTGAAGAAGTTGGCTGATGCGCTGGGCGTATGGCCGCAGGTGGTGTACGCCTGGGGCGAGCGGCCACCGATGTCTCGCCAGTACGAGCTGGAGGTCAAGACTGAGGGAGAATTGAAGGCTGATCGGGAGAAGGAACTTGGCTGACCTCTCTAACATCCTAGGTGGCCCCTGGTCACCGTCCCCAGAAAAGCTAGTCGCTCCACCGGAGGTGCAACTAATTGACGCCATCCGAGCGGCGGGCTTAGAGCCACCAGATGAGGTGCATCTGGACGGAAAGATCCACCGCTTTCGCAGCGGCACCAAAGGCTCACCGGGTCACGGCGACAAGCCCGGTTGGTATCTGATCTTTGGCGATGGCATTCCTGCGGGGCGTTTTGGTTGCTGGCGGGCAGGTCTTGAATTTACTTTTCGGGCTGATGTTGGGCGAAAACTAAGCCAGACCGAGGAGATGTCCAACGCCAAGCGCCTTGCCGAGGCCAAAGCCTTGCGGGATGCCACCCTCGAGCGCCAGCATCAGGTTGCCAGCGAGACAGTCGAAAAGATATGGACAGGCGCATGGGCAGCGCTCCCAGATCACCCCTACCTAGCCAAAAAGGGTATTGGCGTTCATGGCGCTCGGGCCACAGGCGACGGGCGGCTAGTCGTGCCCCTCTACGATGCCGACGGCTCATTGTCCAGCCTCCAGTACATCGACCACGACGGCGGCAAGCTCTACCACCCTGGCGGTCAGACAGGCGGCAAGTTCTGGATGCTGGGCACGATGGACGAACCCGGCACGCTCTATGTGGCCGAGGGCTTTGCCACCGCAGCCACGATCCATGAGACCACCAACCGCCCCGTGGTGGTGGCCTACAGCGCCAGCAACCTCGTGCCCGTGACCGGCACCCTGCGGGAGATGCATGGTGCAGCGCAGGAGCTGGTGATCGTGGCCGATAACGATAAAAGTGGTGTAGGCCAGCGCTATGCCGAGCAGGCTTGCGCCAAGCACGGAGCACGCATGGTTATGCCTCCAGAATCTGGCGACGCCAATGATTATGTCCAGGCTGGGCACGATCTGGCGAGCCTTTTATCGCCTGCTACAGACGATTGGCTAGTTCGCGCCGATGAGTTCTCAGCCCAGCCCAGCCCCATCTCATGGCTGGTAAAACGCTGGATACAAGATCAGGCTTTGGTCATGGTGCATGGCCCATCAGGCGGCGGCAAGACCTTCGTGGTGCTTGACTGGTGCCTACGGATAGCAAGCGCCACCCCCGACTGGTGTGGCCAAAAAGTGCGCCCCGGCAACGTGGTCTATTTAGCAGGCGAAGGTCACCACGGTCTGCGTGGTCGAATTGCTGCTTGGAAGCACCAGCACAAGCCCACTAGCATCAATATGTGGTTGTCTAAGCATGGTTGCGACTTGAACACCCCAGCCGGTTACCTCAAAGTTTCAGGGCACATCAGAATGCTGCCCGAGACCCCCAAGGTGATTGTCGTCGATACCCTGCACCGTTTCCTAGCAGGCGACGAGAACAGCGCCCAGGACACCAAGACCATGCTGGACGCCTGCGCCAATCTAATGACCGAGTTCAACTGCTCGGTTATCCTAGTTCACCACACCGGCGTCTCCGAGGAGGCCCAGCATCGCGCTCGAGGGTCAAGCGCTTGGCGCGGTGCATTGGATATTGAGATAAGTGTCATACCTGCTGGAACTAATACACCAATGCAATTAGTGCAGCGTAAATCCAAGGATGCGGAGATTGCAAAGCCGGTATTCCTAGATTTGCAGCAGGTAACTATTCCTGGCTGGTATGACGAAGATAATCAGGCTGTAACGAGTGCGATAATAGTTGAGTCGGCTGCGCCAGCGACACCATCTAAAAAGGATTCTAAGATCGATGGGTTTAGAAAGGTCTGGGAAAACGCTTGGTGGGCCAGCGGTGCGGAGGATCTGGGCGGTGCGCCGTACCTCACCAGGTCAGCGCTCAAAGACAAGCTGGCAGCGGACGGGAACGCAGAGCGCACCATCAGGAACATGGTGAACCCGTCCTATAACGACAAGTTGATCGGTGCGCTGCTCCAGGCCGCCATCATCGAGAACACCGAGCATGGATGGATTGTGGTCGATGAGGCGCAATCTAGCGCCATGATGATGCGTAAGAATGGGGCTTGAGGACTGCATGGGATGCGGGAAAGTGGGCCTTGATCTTGGTCGAATTTGTGCCAATACCCGACTGCGGTGCAGGGTCAAAGTTGACCCTGGATGACCCTAGGGTCAAGTCTAGGGTCAGGGTCAAAAGTGCTTAAAAAAGCAGCAAAGTTGACCCTCCCTGACCCCCAACCCTAAGGGTTGGGGTCATAGGGTCAAGCTGCTTGTAGGGTTTTTGGGGTTTAATTGTTGAGTAAAGTGTGGGGGAATTGAGGATGGGGATTTATGGGTTGGGCAGGCCAGCGAAGCCGGATGTGCGTGTCTTCCAGCGCAACCTTGACGAAGGCCAGAGAGCGATCCTGTTGGCGGCTGGTGGTGGCGACATGTCGGCTGGCTGGCTGGAGGTGCTCGATACCTACCAATATCTCTACAGCCTCGGCTTTAGGCCCGGTATGGACTTGAGCAAGGCAACACTAGTCCTACCCCTTGGCAACAAAGAAAACGCCTCAAAGGGCCGTTAAACGCGTTCTAGAGGCATTGGCGTCTTGTGGGCACCTTTCCTGAGAAGTCTGGTCAGCTTGGTGGGTCGGAAAAGCACCACCCGACCCTCTCTTTTTTGTTTTTTCTCTCCGTTTTTTGACTGACCCCAGTTGTCCCCAGGTTATCCACAGATCTGGCGCCAAGTTATCCACAATCGGCCTGTGCATAACCGATTTTGTAATACTTTGACGCCCAAAAAGTTAAACAGAATTTGACATAATGGCTGTTGTATTTCTTTTATTTTGTCAGCTCTGCGTAAGAGTCTAAACAAATCAAACACTTACGCGCTCTGCTCACAGGTTGTCCACAATAGGTCTAAAGTTCTGTGGGTAACCTGTGGATAACTCGATAGGGGGGGGGAGGGGGCGGCTCGGCTTGTGATAGTTGTGGGTGCCCCCTCCCCACAAAAAAAACCGGTTTAGCCTTTTTCCGTGCCCCCTCTGGTGCATCGAAGAAAAAAAACGTATAGTGCGCGGCCATGAGCATCACAATCACCACACGCAAGGTCGACGAGCTTATCCCCTACGTCCGCAACAGTCGGACGCACTCGGATGAGCAGGTCGCGCAAATAGCAGCCTCCATCAAGGAGTTCGGTTGGACTAATCCGATCCTGGTGGACGGGGAGGGAGTAATTATTGCTGGCCACGGCAGATTACTGGCGGGGAGAAAGCTAGGCTTTACCGAAGTTCCGACTATTGAGTTGCGTGACTTAACCGACGCTCAGAAGAAGGCTTATGTAATTGCCGATAACCGTCTGGCGCTAAATGCCGGGTGGGACAATGAGATGCTTACTTTGGAGTTGGGGGAATTAGCCGCGGAGGGTTATAACCTTGACCTGTTAGGTTTCGACACCAAGGAGCTAGACGCGCTGCTAGAGCCGCAGGTGCTCGATGGTCTAGTGGATGAGGACGAGGTGCCCGAGGCGGGGCCAGAGCCGATCACCAAACCTGGGGATGTGTGGGTGTTGGGGCGGCATCGGGTGATGTGTGGGGATAGCACGAGCATGGAGCATTTAGCCCAGCTCTGCCAAGGGCAACTGGTGGATATGTGGCTGACCGACCCACCGTACAACGTGGCGTATGAGGGGAGCACGAAAGAAAAGCTGACCATCCAAAACGACAGCATGGGCGACGACCAGTTTCGCCAATTCTTACGCGATGCTTACACCGCGGCTGATACGGTGATGAAGCCTGGGGCGGTGTTTTACATCTGGCACGCGGACTTGGAGGGGTATAACTTCCGTGGCGCGGCGAAGGACGCAGGTTGGAAAGTTCGCCAATGCTTGATTTGGAAAAAATCCACGCTGGTCATGGGTCGCCAAGACTACCACTGGAAGCACGAGCCTTGCCTGTATGGATGGAAGGACGGCGCGGGGCACCTCTGGGCCACTGATCGAAAGCAGACAACTATCCTGGAGTTCGACAAGCCCAGCCGAAACGGCGAGCACCCGACCATGAAGCCGGTGGCGTTGTTTGAGTACCAGATGCTTAACAACACGAAGGGTGGCGATCTGGTGCTCGACAGCTTTGGCGGCTCGGGAACAACCCTTATTGCCGCCGAGAAGAACGGGCGTGTGGCTCGCCTCATGGAGTTAGACCCCAAGTATTGCGACGTCATTGTCAAGCGCTGGGAGGAGTTCACCGGCAAGAAGGCTGTTCTGGAGGGCCAGGATGAACTTGCAGCCGATTAACTCTGAGCAGGAACACGCGCCAACGCCTGAGCAGCGCCGACTGGTGGAGTCCACCAGCGGGGTGGGCCTGCCGTATAACGAGATTGCCGCCCTAGTGGGTATTGATGAGGCAACGCTGTTGCAGCACTATGCCCGGGAAATAGAGCTGGGGCAGGCCAAGGCCAGTGGGCAAATTGCCAAGGCAATCTATAACAAGGCACTGGATGGAGATACAGCGTCCTTAAAGCTGTGGACACAAACGCAGGAGAAGGCCAAACGTAAGCGGGGGCGTCCGAAGGGCGCGGTAAAGACGCCGATGCACCGGCTGGCCGAGGGTTCGATTGTTCTGCCTAAGACGGAGAACCAGCAGATTCGGGAGCTAAAGAAACTCCTGCTTGAGAGCGCTGGCACGAATGTGGTGACCAAGGCCATCGAGATAGCGATGAACGACGATCACCCGGCGCAGGCGGCGATGCTCAAACTTTGCATGGACAGGATGCTGCCTGTTTCGATGTTTGAGAAGGAAAAGAACAATCGAAGCGCCGTCACGATCAATATCACTGGCATCGGTGAAGCGCCAACAATCATAGAAGCACAGGATATAACGGATGTCTGACCTCAACTTTAGCCTCCTCCCCTGGCAGCAATCGGTCTACACCGACCAGACGAGGTTCAAGGTAATTGCTGCTGGACGGCGGTGCGGCAAGTCCAGGCTGGCGGCTACGACGTTGATCATTGAGGCGCTCAAGTGCCCACCGGGCAGTGCGGTGTTGTATGTGGCGCCCACCAACGGGCAGGCGCGGCAGATTATTTGGGATGTGCTCATGGAGATTGGGCGGGAGGTGATCGCCAACAGTCATGTGAACCAGATGGACATCACCATGATCAATGGTGCGAAGATTTATGTGCGCGGGGCTGACCGGCCCGATACGCTGCGGGGTGTGAGCCTGACGTATGCGGTGCTCGATGAGGTGGCGGATATTAAGCCCGAGGCGTGGGAGCAGGTCATTCGGGCGTCACTATCGGACAAGAAGGGTCGGGCGATCTTTATTGGGACGCCAAAAGGTAGAAATTGGTTCTATGATCTGTATAAGCTGGGGCAGAATGAGACCGATTCGGACTGGAAGAGCTGGCACTTTACGACCAAAGACAACCCGCTGATTGATCCCACGGAGATTGAGAGCGCCAAGAAGACGTTGTCGAGCTTTGCCTTCAAGCAGGAATACCTGGCGAGTTTTGACAATGCCGGGTCGGACATCTTCAAGGAGGAGTGGGTCAAGTACGGGGTGGAGCCTGAGCAGGGGAGCTATTTTGTAGCGGTTGATCTGGCGGGTTTTGAGGAGGTGGCCAAGCAGGCGGCGAATGCCAAGAAGCGCCTTGATGAGTCGGCCATTGCGGTGGTGAAGGTGACGGATGATGGCAAGTGGTGGGTCAAGGAGATTGAGCACGGGCGCTGGGACATTCGGGAGACGGCGTCTAAGATACTGATGAAGATGCGCGACTACCGGCCGTTGTCTATTGGGATTGAGCGGGGGGCGCTCAAGAATGCGGTGCTGCCGTATTTAAGTGACCTGATGCGAAAGAACAATGTCTACAGTCACATTGTGGATCTGACGCACGGGAACAGAAAGAAGGCTGATCGGATCATTTGGGCGTTGCAAGGAC